GCTTTCTCTTTCGCTGTTCGTTTTCGATACCCCATTTCTTCTGTAGGGCCTTCCAAGATTCGTCCAATTCTCTAGCCTTTCTTGCTTGTTCAGCGTTACGAAATTTTTGTTTGCCTTTTTTCTTGCCTGTGGTTGAGAGCCACGGGCCTTCTAAATGCATACTCATTCATAGTCTCCAAAATAACTAAACAATTAATATTGTACTAGAAATTTTGGAAAAAGTCTAGAATTTTGATACAACAAAATTGAGCATTTCTTCGAAATCTAAATTTTGGTATTCTTTACCTAATTGGTACTCTTGATCTATGGTTTCTTCCCAACCTTGTATGCCAACTAGCTCAAAAATTTCTTTTTTGGTTACCGACTCTTCTCTCATGTTACTAACCCAAAGAACTGTCATGAAGCTTAGGATGAAAACGTGTTCGTCGTCCCAGATGCCGTTGTTCTCACACCATTCGACTGTACGTTTCAAATAGTAATCGATGTCTTCCAATCGATTTTCTAATTGTATTATCCATTCTTTTGTATGTTCTCGAGTCCACCGTTTGATCATACTCTAAAACTTTCTCCGCACCCACATCGATCCTTTTCATTTGGATTCATAAACTCAAAGCCTTCGTTAAGGCCTTTCTTTTGCCAATCCATGATAAGACCGTTGACATAAGGGATAGATCTTCCATCTACCCAAACTTTCACGCTGTGACTTTCATAGACAAATTGATCTCTAGTGATGGGAGCGATATCAACGAATTCTAATACATAGGCCAATCCACTGCATCCTGTAGTTTTGACCCCTATCCGTATGCCTATACCCCGTCCACGCTTTTCTAATTGTTCTTTGACTTTTTCAGCGGCTATTTCAGTTAGAGTTATCATGCTTCTTTCGATAATCTTCTACTGCGGCTTTGATAGCATCCTCAGCTAGAATACTACAATGTATTTTAACTGGAGGTAGTGCAAGTTCCTCAGCTATCTGTGTGTTCTTAATAGTTATAGCTTCGTCAAGACTTTTGCCCTTGACCCACTCTGTAACAAGGCTTGAACTTGCAATGGCTGATCCACAGCCATAAGTTTTAAAACGTGCATCAGTGATAATGCCGTCTTCGACCTTGATCTGTAGTTTCATAACATCACCGCAGGCAGGCGCTCCAACCATACCGGTACCAACTGAGGTATCTTCCTTAGAGAAAGAACCCACGTTGCGTGGGTTCTCGTAGTGGTCTATAACTTTATCAGAATACGCCATAATTATTTTTTAGCGATCATTGCTTGAATTTTTTCTTGAACGATCTTAGCCCAAAATGGCTGAGGAAAATTCCAACCAACAAAGGCACCAACTGCTACCCAAAATAATGTATCTAACATAATACTCTCCTTTTAGAGTGTATTAATATTTAGTGCATTATTTTGCTTCTTTTCGTGCGTTTTTAACTGCGGTAACGTCGTTGCGAATTTCTTTGCAGAGCTTGGATAATTCTTGTAGGTGTTTACGTACACGAGTGCCTGCCGCACCTACTTCTTTATCGTAAAACTTTTCAAAGTCGCCTTCCATACCTTCTACGATTGCTGTAAATTCTTGAAATCTATTTTGAGCCATTATGTCTCTCCTTTTGTTAAAATTTTTCCAATCTCTGGAAACCATACATAATCTAACGTTGAATACTTTAGTGTAGTAATCGCATCATCTGGCGTTTCTACTAAAGGCTTTCCCGAAAGATTAAAACTAGTATTAAGCAATACAGGAACACCTGTCTTTGCTTTAAATTCTTTCAATACATTGTATATAACACCGTCCGCAGGTGAGACCGTCTGAATCCGGCAAGTTTCGTCAACATGCGTTACACCGGATATTTTTGATTTTACATGATCTTTTACTTTGAAGCTCATGGTCATAAACGGACAATGTTTGATATGCGCCATTTCAAAGTATTCTTGGGCATCTTCTTCTAGGACCATGGCTGCAAATGGACGGTACCACTCTCTATGCTTAATTTGGTTAACAATCTGTTTGGCGTTAGGATTACGTGGATCAAATAGAATACTTCGATTGCCCAGAGCCCTCGGGCCAGATTCAGCTAAGCCTTGATAGACTGCTACGCTTTTTTGATCGATGAGTAGATCCACCACAGCGTCCACTGAAGTTTCTTGGCCGTTGATAAAATCTAAAGGATATCTAACGCCATTAACGAATGTGTGTTCGATCGGCTTTATGGTCATGTCTTCTGTTCTAGATCGATACAGATACATGGCAGCTCCGATACTGTTTCCAGAGTCATCTGCCAGAGGTTCGAAATAAAATTCCACATCGGGCAAGCTCATGGCTAAGAATTCATTAGCAACTATGTTAAGAGCATATCCTCCAGTGAGGCAGACTTTCTTTATGCCAGTTTTTTCCACGTGTTCTTTAACTAGAGCAAGAACAGCCTTCTGTGTTTCTTGTTGTACTAGATAAGCATAGTCTGCATAGGCTTGATGATTTTCTTCAGTAACTTCGGTGACTGCGAACGGATCTAATTCCCTAGAGATAGCCATTGGCATCTTGCCTCCAAACTCCTTGAAGGCATGGCTAAAATGATAGTCAATGGGATGATATCCATCAATGAACAACGGGATATTGAACCTAGGTTTACCGTAACTGGCTAGACCCATCGTCTTACCGTTTTCTAAATGTCCTTGACCAATTAGGCTAGTAGCTGTCTCATACACCTTGACAATGCTAAAGGCACTACGAACATTTACTATACAGTCTTTATCTTTGGCTAGGGCTTCGGCGGCCGCGTCGATTGACGGGCTGGTATCTTCTCCCAGGTGCTTAACCCAATAATTCTTTAACAGTGGTTTAAAGTTACAAGGATATGACGCTTCGAATACGCTTTCAGATTCTCTTGCTAGACCGTTGGCTATATAAGATCCGTTTCGGTCAACGACCAGCACCAGAGCTCGATCAAATCCGCTGTTGTAAAATGCTAGACTGGCGTGTTGTAGATGATGGAACTCGCTGATATCATGTGTAGGACACGGCAGTTTTGCATCAAGTAATAATTTTATAAATTCGTTCTCGGGACCCGAGCTCCCAGGACTAGCGATAACAACTTCGTTGATATCAGGATGTTCGGCTATGGCTAGTTCAATAGATTTGATAGGATTCTTTTTTCTCTTAACACCGGTGATACGTTCTTCTTTGCAGTAAAACTCTAGACCTTTCTCAGAGTATACTGCAACAGAACTGTCATGCCAGGGGCTTATGCCTAGTACTTTCATAAAGGACCGAACTCCTGATCTAACCATAGTTTGCAGGCTTCCCAGGTACGATACTCGTGAGCTCTCCCGCCGGCGGCTCGCCACTCTGTGCAATTACTATGGCGGTCGTCGATTAAGATATCACCCTCTTGGCAGTGGCGCCATTTATCGTGACTATATGGTCCAAATCGAACAGGTATATTAGGAAATCGTTCAGTGGCCCACAAGACCTTGTCATAACTAGCTAATGGTACTGAATAGTCATGGGGTAACGCTGTAAGAAATTCTAAGTCATCAATCTTACCTTGAGCTAATAATGTCTGACAGTAAGCAACCAGTTCTTGAGCCCCCGGTTTCATAGGCAAGTCTCTGTAGAATCGTGATTTAGCTTTGACTTTGCTCCAGTCGCTTTCGGGTATGCGTTCACCGTAGTCCCAATTTCGATTAACAATGGCGCGGGCGGCTGGCATCCAATCGGCCACGACATCATCCATGTCTAGATATATTTTCATAAGTTAATTATAGCAGTATATTAAATTTATGTCAAATAAATATCTAATGAAAAATTTCTTACTCAAAAGTTTATTTAAATTTCAAGATAAACCGTTTTGGCATATAGACTATGACGTATACGATGTCTATTCTAAAATGCAAAATTTGAGTATCAAATCGTTTGAGAAAAATCTATCCGGTGATTGGGAACTGATTTATGTAACAGAAACAGTTCAATCAACCGGCGAAGGATTTTCTCGTCTTATGAAAAAGACACAAGAGATCTGGTATGACAATTATCCCTGTAACATCTTGTTTTCTGATCCTGACACTCTGTGCATTAAACCTTTAAACATTTTTGGAAGATTTTCAGAATTTAGAATGTTCTCGACGCTAAGTGAGCCCATAGAACCGCATTACTATTGGAACTGCGGTGTTAGATATTTCCCAACGAGTTTAACTAGTGTTTTTTGGAATAATATTGATAGGTACATTAGTAACTGGGATTATGATACCTACGACTACGAACAAACGTGTTACAAGGATCTAATGTGGTCCCAGGCAGGTCTGAGATTAAATCGTCCTCAACATAACATAGTTGAACAATACATTGATTCGTATCTAATCAAAGATCTTGATGATTTTTTTAATTCTGGTTGTTCTATAATCCATTGCCACGCTAGTAGAGAACCTAGAAAGACATTAGAAATATTAGATCTAATTTGGCGTGAAAGTCTAGTCAGAAGTTAACCAGCAAATACAGTTGGTGAGCCAGATGTAATTGATCCGCTATCTACTGGATCTCCAATCCTTGCGATTGGTTTATTGTTCACAAACACCGTTCCGGATCCAGCAACAATAGACACAGCATGTTGGGCTGAACAGCCACGGCCGCCATATCTATGAGTTACTGTTGGATCACCTTGACGTTCGATTCCAATGTTATTGGCAAAAACATCACCAGATGGGCTAGTTAAGGTTGTAGTTCCATCACATCCGTGTCCGGTAGCAATAGTATCTCCTAATCTAGCAACTGCTGGCATTTGTTATCCTGTTACGATACTACCAGCACTGACTGGCTGAATGCCTGTGGTCTGGTAAGTGTACTGATCTGCAATTTCCTTGACTGTAGGATTTTTGAACATGATCACATTCTTATTTATAGCGTAATCTTTATCCGGATCCACGGTCATCATTACCGGAGCCATAGCTGGTCCTTTTTGAGTCATGGCTAGCATAACTGGTTTTGAAACCACGATTTCTGACATGTCTTCACTGACAAATTTTCCAATGACTTCTTCGCCGTTAGACAGCTTCATGCTGATGATGTCGCCTTGATCAAATTTTGATTTTTGTAATAACATTATTATCCCTGTAAGTGTTGTTTTAATTCTGTAAATCCACCGATGAGTTCCCCATCTATGAAAATCTGCGGAACTGTCCTAGCATTTGGCACAGCTTCGAGCAGTTCTTCTCGAGTATACCCGTCACCAATTTTTCTTTCTTCAAATTCAATGCCTTTTTGCGTTAGCAAGGCCTTAGCCTGATCGCAATAGGGGCAGTGATACTTTGACCATACAATAGCTTTCATTTAAATCTCCAATATTAATTATAATGCAGGAAGTTCGTCGTAGTCAATCGCATCGGACATCACGCCAATTACGTAGTTAGTTGACTCGTTTTCCTGTAGAGCAGTTTGTTTCTTACTTGTATCGCTGTGCTTGTTGAACCAAGGGATTGGTGTTGACTTTGGAGCATGACCCCAATACTTAATTCCAATATCCTTCAAAGCACCGACTGCTGTGTAGTCAACAAATTCTTTTAGGATGTTTGCGTTAAGACCAATTACAGGACCTTTCTTAAACAAATAATCTGCCCATGCTTTTTCTTCTGCAATAACATCACGATAGATCTGTAATACTTCTTCTTGGCATTCTTGTGCCGCACGAGCGAAACGAGGATCTTCTTTGACTACTTGATTGATCAAGTAAGCAGTCCAACCTTTATGTAGCAATTCGTCTTGTAGGATAAGACTGATAATGTTGCCATTGCCGATAAAGATCTTGTTCTCTACCATTGCTAGACTTGTAGCAAAGCTAACCATAAATCGGAATGCTTCTAAGGCATAACTTGCGTGTAAGGCTAGATAGATTGCCTTGATATGCTTTTCTTCGTCAATTTTTTCACCAGATTCTATTAGACAATTAATCGTATGTAGCTTATCGTAATAAAGTCCAACACTTGATGCCATGTCTACGATCTCTTTAGTATCGTGGATAGTGTTAAACACATCCTTAGGTACGTTATAGATGTTACGAATGATGTGGCTGTAACTACGACTATGGATGTTAGTCTCAAAGAACGTCCAGTTGTAGACCAATGCTTCTAGTTCCGGTAGGCTTATGACCGGAGTAAAGATTTGACTTGGGCCGCGACCTTGCAGACTGTCAAGAGCAGTTTGCCTAAGCAGGTTGCTAGTGAAGATATGTTTAACTGCATCCGATGCATCCTTAAAGTCTTGTGCATCTTTTGTTAGACTAATCTCTTCTGGCACCCAAAAGAAACCACGTGCTGTTTTTTCAAAGTCTGCAATTTTATTATATTTGACTTCTTCAAATCGTTGTATAGTAACTGGACCTGCTGGGTCTAGGAACATCTTACGATTAAGGTAATCTGTTTTAGTTTTTAAGTTGTATTGTTGTCTACTCATTTGTAATTTCCTGATGCAAGTACAATCTTGCAAATATGTTCTAGTCGTTCGATGTGCTCGTATGCTCGCCACGGACTAGTGTCTATGGCAACAACTCCGTGGCCTTTGATACCTACTATATCGTGGGAAAGGTTTCCAGCATTATCTAATTGTAGCTTCTCAAAGCAACGATCTGCAAGTTCCTGACTAATAGGCGGAACATCTCCTACATTAGGGGCGACCTTAGTATAACGGCTTAGTTCTGGGAAACTATCTACTACCGTGCTCAAATCAATACCAGCATGCATGGCCGCAACACAATACGTAGGATGAACATGTACTACTACACGAACATCATCTTTGTGTTGTCCCATTTCTTTTTGCAATCCAAAATGTAAGGGAATCTCGCCGCTGGGTCTCAATGCACTGCTTATGTCGCTGTAGGGCATTTCCTCCCAAGAATACTTATAATCGGCCGTTCCATTACCACTAGGTATCCATCGATTAATTTTAATTTTTTTAAATTGATCTGGTTGTAGTGTTTGTTTACGTACACCACTTGGTGTAATATAAAAATGATCACGGTCGTGGTGACGAATGCTCACGTTACCGTCACGGCTTGTGATCCAGTTACGCTTATAAGCGTCAACCATTATGTCACATATTGTTTCTAACATTTCATTTCACCAATGTCTAATTGTGTTTGCAATAATAAAAAAACATGTTACCACATGTATAACGACCCAGAACGTTTTTAAAAATAATGCTATTCTTGCTTCTTTTAAAGTTAGGATAGGTACATCTGGGCGGTCATCATCGGTATTACCCATTAGATGACCTGTAGCTCTAGCCCATATTTTTTCAAACGAATTCATTTACAACTTACATGCCTCACAATCGTCATCAATTAGTTCTTCAATTAGTTCTCGTTCGTTGTGGAATCCATTGTAGTGGACTTCAGGTGTTCTGTCTTCGTGCTTGGCGCCAGCTTTATTAATTAAGCTATAGTAGAAAGTTTTGATACCCCAAAGTTGAGCCTGCATTAAGTTTTTAGCAATTAATGTAGTTGGCACTTTACGATCCGGGAAGTGTGCAGGATTGTAGAATGTATTAGTTGAAATGCTCTGATCCACATAGGCCGCTAGTACTGCCGCAGTCTTCAGATAGCCCTGACAGTCACGCTGTTCCCACATTAATTGATACTTGTTCTTTAATCTATGATAATCAGGAACTACTTGTGTAAAGGAGCCTGCCTTCGACTCTTTAGTAGAAATAAGGCTCATAGGCATTTCGATGCCATTAGTAGAGTTGATTACTACAGAACTAGATTCGACAGGAGCAATGGCCATAAGTGTAGCATTTCGTACACCATATTGTTTCATATTGGTGCGTAATGTTTCCCAATCAAGTTCGGGTGTAAAGTCTGCTAATTCGTTAACACCCCTGGCACGTAATTCCCAAGGAAACACTCCCTGACCGTAACGAGTCTTGTCACTGTGCAGACACGCACCACGCTCTTTGGCTAGTTCAACTGTAGCTTCAGTCAAATAGTAAGCCTGATGTTCCATCCATGATTTAACTTCTTGTAGGGCATCCTTTTCTCCGTATTTGTGGCCGCGCTTGGCGTGCCAGTAGGCTAGGTTAGTAACTCCAATACCTAACGGTTGGATCTCATCGTTACTTAACTTAGACTGTATTGAGAGAAAGTCTTGGTAGTCCAATATATTGCAAAGGCTACGCTGAAGTATACGGCAAGCGCGACGCATATCTTCGGGATTACGGAACGCTCCCCAGTTGATGCTGCCAAGAGTACATAAAGCGATGCGGCCAGCATCGTCATCGAGGCGCTTAAAAGGCCTAGTAGGTAAAAGAATTTCACAGCATAAGTTTGACTGATAAATTGTGTGGTACTCTGGATCAAATGGTCCTTGGTTCATTACATTGTCAATGAACACTAGGTAGATGCGTCCTGTATCAGTCCTCTCCTTTAGTATACCACCTTTGAACACATCTTCTGCGTTCATTGTTTTCTTGCGTAGATCTTTACGTTTTTCATATTTTACATATAGTTCTTCGAATAAGGCAGTGTCCTTATAGAAGGCTTCATAAAGGTCAGGTACTTCATTAGGGTCAAAGAACGTAATGTCTTCCTTGTTCTTAAAGCGGCGCCAGAAGAATGCAGATAGAACGACACCATAATCCATGTGTCGTACCCTGGTCTCTTCTGTACCTTGGTTGTTCTTAAGAACGATAAGGTCATCAAACTGATGATGCCAGATGGGATAAAAAACCGTAGCCGAAGCATTACGAATACCTCCTTGTGAACAACTACGTAGGTCGCCAAACCACTTCTTAAGGAAAGGAATCATACCAGTGTGCATGATTTCGCCGCCACGGATCGGGGAGCCCAATGGGCGAAGTCGACCGATTTCCAATCCAATCCCCGCTCTCTTACTGGCATACTTGGCCATCATTTCGCCACTAGCAAATATACTATCCAAATCATCATCGCTACGAATGAGTACACAACTACTAAACTGCTTAGTAGGAGTACCGAGTCCTGCAAGGACAGGTGTCGCAAGTGTGAATAAACCATCTGAGGCAGCATTGTAGTATTCCTTGATATAACGCATACGAGCCGTGTTAGGCTCTTCTTTATGGAACACAGTTGCCGCGGCAACCATGTAGCGAATCTGCGGTGTTTCATAAATCTCTTTAGTAGCACGATTGCGTACTAGATACTTTTCAATCAACTGCTCAATGGCCGCATAACTGTATTGCTCGTCTTTGTCGTGCTCAAGCATTTCATTCATGCGATTCCAATCTTCTTCAGTATACCACTCAAGAAGCTCTGGTGTATAAAGACCTACTGCTACATTCTTTTTAACGATTTCGTAGATGTTGGGGACTTCGTAGCTACCATATACATCTTTACGTAACATGCTCAAACGCTGTTTGCCTGCTACATATTGATAATTGGTGTGGCCAACATCTGGGTTGTTTTCAACATCGATGAGATCAACGATAGCTCTTAGGGTAATCTCATCAATTTCTTTTGTAGTGATACCGTCATAAAAGTGTGGCTGGCTCTTAATCTCGATCATTGATTGACTAACATCTGCTACTCCTTGACAGACCTTGGTGATCTGAGCTTGCCACTTTTCAATATGGAGCGGTTCTTTTTCTCCGCTTCTTTTAATTACGGTAATATTTGACATCTGATTTTCTCTTTCTTCTGGAACAATATTTAGTGAAGAGGTTTCATAGCATAGATCTTTTGCATCTTCAGCGTAGTTGGAAGTTGATCTATGGTAGTCCATTCTTCATTGGCGTAACCATATACTTTATCATCAATAATCAACAAATAATAAACAGTTTTATTGATATTGTCAATGGCCACATTTATCTTTGGCTGAACATGTTTAAAACGCTCAGTTAATTGAATAGTATAACAAATACCCAATATGATGTTGAATTCACAATATTCATTTTCATCTATGAGTTCCCATGGTGACGGCCATGTTGAGCTGTCGTATGGATCGGTGTAGATTTTGACTCTAGGCAGTCGTGAGAAATATTTACTGACCTCTTCAAACGGATTCGAGGATAACTCTATCCGTTGCCTGAGGTCATACCACGATGTTAGTCTTTTTTGAGAAGCTTTCTCGGCTGTCAGCATTAACTGAGTGTGCTATGTGTATAGGTTAATGTTGCAGAGTCGCCAACGTTGTCGTTTGCATAGTAAATGATGATGTTATCATCAACGAGACTAGATGAAAACATTAGGTTTTCTTCTTCACCGATGGTTCCTGTGTACTCAAAGTCGTCAACTAATTGAATAGTGCTGTTTGCATAGTCAACTGCTACAGTTAACTTTCCTGAACGCATTTGATCATAAGCTGTGCTTTTGAATACATAGTTGATAATGATTCCAGTATTTTTGTTTACTGGTATTCTAAACGCTTCAACTGGAGTTGGACTCTGTGTGATGTTTATTTGTTTAGTTTCAAAGTCTGATCTGAAAACAGATCCTTCAACTTCTGCAAGATACGGATCAGTCCAATTATCTGAAGCTAGGTCGATGGCTCGATCGAAGTTGTCTTGATTACTAGTATTACCAGGTTGGGTAAAAGTAATCTGACTGTAGGTATTGTTAGAATTTCCACCACCGTCATTGCCTACGTCAATAAATGTATTTCCTCTAGATCTATTTCCGTAGCCAGTATCGACTATGATACCCTGTCTATCGATCGTTTCAAATAAACAATTCTTGATTATATTCTTTCTTGGACCATACACCTCACCGGTCGAGCTTCCGTTAGTTCCGATACCAAATGCTATGCCATACTGCGCATTTTGAAACTTGCAGTCATCGAACGTGTTATTAAAAATATCTGTCTTAGAATAAACGCCGTAGCAGAAACCATCCGCAGTGACATTTACAAATTTATTTCTTTGGCAGGTGACTGAGTTGCTGAACGCATATAAACCCAATCCGATGCTTCCGCTTTCATTTCCGTCGGCGGATTCCCAAGTACCAGTAGCTCTAATGTTTTCAAATTGTGAATCTCTAACTGAGTACAATCTTAAAATTTCTGCAACGTCGATTGTGGTCACAGAAAAGTTCTTCATTGAAATAAATTTAGGTTGGTAGTTGTATTCGATGCCGTCAACTGTATTTCTATCCAATGGTGAGGATGTATCATTGATAAATTCAAATACTGGGCCAGTTCCTGTAAATGCAAACACAGTATTTTCAATACCACTGCCTAGGATAGTAGTATTACTTGGAATGTAGATTGTTTGATTTATTACATAGGTCCC